ACACCACGACCAGTTACAACAGAGGCATCAATATTACCTGAACGAGTTTCAGGATAACGAGCACCCATACGAAGTTCTCGCTCTAGTACACCTGACTCTGTAAAGACTCCTGCTGGTAGTTCTAGTGGAACTCTACGAATACCTTGTGGATTAGCAGAACGCATAATTGCATCTGGTCCCAAAGCAAGTTCTTGTACATCTTGTGGAATAGCAATAGGTGCTTGAATAGATTTCTCAGCAGCTTGAATCTGCAATACTGCGAATCTTGCACGGGCTAGTTGAACTGCTAGTACATCATCAAACTGACCACGAGCCTCACCATCTAGTGATGATCTCATTGCAACGTTTGCTAAACACTTACCTACTGGGTTAGGTACATTAGCTAATATTAAATTTTGGCGTTCTGGTAGGAATATTAAATCTTGATCTTTGTCGTGGTAACGAACTAAAGATACTGCTGGGGATCCTTGTTGCCATCTATTTTGTGGCATAATCTGGGTAGCGTACTCTGGGTATTGTGCTGCTAAAGTCTCAGCATCTGTAGATACAACCTGTACTAAGGATATAGTTCTACCAAAGCGATCTAATTCAGGATAGACACCGAATGGATTTAGTAAACGAATACGAGGATTGTTGGTCTCATAATCCATCTCTACTATTGATGGCAACATACCGTAGGTATTAAACCAGTCAGCACCTTGGTACATCTGGATCTGTAGATCAGATGAGGTTACATAGTAGTTAGCAATTCTAGTTCTAGTATCAGCAGCACGGCGTTGAGTATCAGATACCATATTGGTAGCGGAGCAGTTAAAGGATGGCAGTGGTGCCATTACCTCTGCTAGGTCTCTTGCTGCTACATCTACGAAGTTAGCTACTAAAGGCTTTGGGTAATCCTCTGAGAACATAGATGGATATACCTTGGATATATCACCTTGGCGCACAGATAGAACATCACGCATCCGTTGATCACGGGCTGCATATCTAGTCTGTATACGAGCCGCCTTAGCGACTACTTCTTTTGGTGTTAACAATTATCTACCTTTTTTCTTTTTCTTTTCTTTATCTGCAGAATAAATTGCGCCACCAAGTACTGCGGTAGCGGTTGCTCCTTTTACTGCGCCTGTCTTATTACCACGTTTATTTCCAAGCATATAAGCATATTCTTCACGCTCTTGTTGACGAAGTTTACGAGTCTGAGCAGCTTTCTTTGCGGCATCAACTTTATCTAGATCCTTTGATTTAAGAGATTCTGCTGCTTTATTTTGTTCACTAATTTTTTTACGTTCTAACTTGCTAAGTTCTTTACCACGATAAGAAGTTGATTCAACTTTAGGTTTATTTTTAGAAATAGAACCAGTCTTAGTTATACCACCTTTACTTTTTCTAACAGTAACAACAGCCTTTGATCCTGCCTTAGTAGCAATTTTGGCTACAGATGAAGCAATAGAACCTATGCCAGCTTCTTTAACTTTTCCTGCTTTTTTGGCTTTTTCATATTCAGCCCTCATTTGTTGTTTAGTTAATTTTTTCTTAGCCATCATAACTCCTTAGACAAAAGTCTTATCTTTTTGTAATAGTAGTTCATCTATATTAATTACCATTCGTTTAGATTTTTCTCTATTAGATAAGAATGGGTTTTTCATATGGTGGTGTTGGTACTGACCATAGTTGATCATTTCCCTAGCCCTGATCTCGCAGAACCAAAGAGCCATAACCATATCGGTCTTACCTTTGGTAGTGGGTGACCAAGTAATCAATTGCTCTATTAGAGATTTGACATTCTCAGTCTGATCACTAGGTAACTTAATTAGGTTATCTCGGTGATGCTTACCATCGGCCTGCTTAGTGCCAAACAGTGTAGACATAGAAGCTACACCGAATCCTGCATCCCATTTATTATTGCCAGTATGGTGTTCTCTTAGGATTACACCACGAGTAGCAAGATGTTGACGGATGCCCTCATCTTGAGTTAAGAATGATTGAAATGCGTTACGCTCTACGATCCACTCAGAAGGTTTATAGATCTCAGTCCAGTCAAAGATTAACTGTCTAATTTGTGCTGGAGTCGGGCGAGTAATCTTGATAACATCAACAATATAACGTTTATGGGAAGTACGATCAATTGCGTAGCAAACAGCAGCAGTGTCACCGACCATTGCAGGATCAAGACCACATATAAAAGTAAAACCCTGCATATCCTTTGGATGACCTGGGTAACCTGCATTTAGTGGACCACTCTTTCGCATACCATCAATAGATCCTCTAACACATACAGGATCAAATACTGCATCATCTGATATATCTTGTTGCTGGTAAATCAAGGCCCAAGTAGAGGCATCCATTGATTGACGTTCATTAAATAAATTTCTACCAGACCAGCGAGGGTATAGACCTTCCTCGTTCTTGTCTGCTTCCTCTTGCCCATCAAAGGGTTGATCAGAGGCTGGCCATAATGTAGTCCACTTATCGGGATCCTCATTAGACTCAAGTAATGCTGGCATTGCCAGATAGGTCCAAGGTACTAGACCACCAGGGTATCTATCAGGATTGCGTAACTCTTTGTATAGATCTACGGAGGCTACACGGGTACCAATAATAATAAGTTTACCGGTAGGGTTAAGACGAGATCTAACATCTTGGGTTAACCACTTGATCTGTCGTTCAAAGTCATTAGCATTGGATAGAGTTACAGCATCATCTACTATAATCATATCTGCTCGTTTACCGTAGATCTGACCACCAATACCGACTGCTTCTAGGTTGGGATCTTTCTCACTGGATTCACGCAACTCATCCCCGAAGGTAACACGAGTTGCTTGCCAGGAGGCGCTCTTAGATTTAAAGCCTACCCCTGCAGCGTAAGCTGCTTGCAACTGCTCATACATTGGATGAGTCAAACGTTGCTTTATAGCGTATAAAAAGTCCCCAGCTAATCTTTGAGTCTGAGAGACTATTAGAACTCTAAAGTTTGGATTCTGACATAGTAGCCAGGTCACATAGTCAACTGTAATGGTAATTGACTTGGCGTGATTGGGAGGTATGTTTAAAAGTATGCGGTTGTTATTTAGACCCTTTTCATACTTCATACTGGGATGAAGCCAAGATGGATCTCTACCCTCTATTACATCCACCAAGTTTTGTTGATGGGGGAAGGTCTGGTTATGAAGGAAGCGTTGCCTAAACTCTGCGAAGGTTAACTCTCTAGTATCATCGGAAGCAAAGTTTTTTTCTCTAAGACCTAACCTAGTTCTATCTACCTTGTCAGAGAAGACCTTGTCAGTTCTGCGGTAGTACTCGTAGGTCTTCATAGATTTGCCGGCGGAGGCACAGGCCTGCTCTACCGTCATACCCTCTGCTACACAATTTAAAATTATTCGCTTTGCGATGTCTGCTGAATTCTCAGCCATTAGATTCCTCTTGTGGATAAAGCTGTGGATAAGTCCCGTAATTGAAATTTTTAATTTTATACTAGGCAGAGAATGATTATACTGGATCAGATAATCTATTACACCTGCCGCTTTAGCGTAGCTTGAAAAACTCCCGAAGGAGCCACAGCGACTGAGGGGTAAAACCTCGTCTCGCCCTTAGGGTCTCGCCGAGGTATCAACCGAGGCGAGGTGGTCGTAAAACTAGAGCGGGTTCGTTTTACTCCCCTACTATATATAAGGCGGGAAATTAACTCCATTTCCCGTTTTTTGGTAAAAAATCTTTATAAATGTGATCAACCTCACTAACAAAGTATATCAAATCGGACATTACGGACATCTACGGTGGTAGTCCTGGGTAGCTTCACTTTAGTCAAAATATTTAGAACGGGTACATACACTAGAGACTAAAAGAATTAAGCATAGGGGGGTTGGTTTTCTGCGGGAAGTGAGCGTAATCCGCCACAATCTGGGGAGATTATTCCCGCCTACTGTGGGGAATTGTGGATAATTGTGGGGGATGTAGTTAAAGCCTGAGGGCGTGCAACATATACGGCAGGATACGACACTCTCCCCCATCTTTAAGGATTCAATCTGCCCATCAATTAAGAGCCAACCCCAAACCCTTTGCCCCACCTGATCGCCTCTCTATTGCCAACCTCGCCCCACTTTTAAAGCTCGTGGCATTTGTCCCATTTGCCTGGTATGTCCTATTTGCCCCTTATGTCCTAGCTGAAAAACACAACCTCAAACCTATGATAGACAAGCAGACTTTCTGCTATCCTTTACCTATTGGGGAAACGCCCCAAACGGAAGGAATAAATGCAACGATACAAAATAGAGATTAAATTCACCGCAGATCGTGAATTATCTTTTGATGAGTTGGTAAATCTTGATAATGCGATAAATCTTCAAATTGAAGAGCCAACCGATTATGACCAAAATGATGAAACTTATCAAACAAGCGAAATTACCTACTATATCCAAAGGGAGAATAACTAATGAATCAAAAAGAATGGGCGCAAAAAGTAGAAGAGGCAACACAAGACGCACTCTTTGAATTTTGGGCAAAAGTTGTTGAGATCTTTCCTGAGGCTAAGGGCGGAGATTTCCCACCTGACTTAACCTTTGAGATGGATTTAACTATGGAGAAAATGTTGCACAGTTGGCTTTACTACAACCACCCAACCTACTCAAAGGAGAATGAATAATGATTAAGTGCCTGACTTGCCAAAAAAGAGTTAGAAATACCGAAATGAATAAGGGATTTACTTGCAATAATTGTACCGAATTCCTTTCTCGTTTTGGGTATCAATATCAAGACGGCGAAAAGATCAACACCTACATTTTAAGAATTAAAGAAACTTTGGGGGTTAAATAATGAACACCGAAGAAAAGTTTGTGAAGATGATGGGCGAAAACATAAACGGATGGATGTCTTCTTATTATGAGGCTTTACCATTCATCGCTGAATTAGTTATAGATGGGAAGGTGGATTTAAAGCCTGATACCGATCTAGATCAATTAAGCAAAGACCTTGCCGAAAAGTATCTTGCTTTTGATTTTGATACCTTTTCCACCGTTCTATTCTGCTTTACCCATCTTGCCCAACCATTAACCCTTGATGTCCTAGATTCTTACGGGATTGCTTTGGATGATCTTTGGGATATCGGATTAGATCGTCAGGATTTGGAAGATTTATTTCTTAACAAACCTAAAAAGTGCGCCGAATTGCTTTTAAAGGCACAAAAAGAGTTCCAACCCGTCTACAACTAGACCGAAACACCCCGAAAGGGGTGTCGGGGTGTATCTCACCCCCTGACGAGGTCAGCAAACGAAAGGAAAGGCAAGAAATGAACGAAACAAAAAAGAAAACGCAATTTCTTTGCGAGTGCAACGGTTGCCGAAACTATCCAACCCGCCCTGCTGAGGTATGGCACGAGGGTCAAATCCCTAGCAAAGAGAAAGGCACTTACTACTTTACGCCTGAGGCTATGCGATTTTTTAATTCTCGCATAGTTGATTTTAAACCTGTTGTGGTTTCTCGCCCTGATGTGGCGAGTTTGTTCGTTATCGTATCCTCAAAGTATGGCGCAGATAGCGTGCGTCATTATGAGGTGGTAAGCCTTTGCCCATACGGAACGATTAACCGCAATTCCCAAAAATATGACACTCTAAAACAAGCCCGCAAAAATTGGGATATGACTACCCAACCTGCCCCAATTTGTGATTGCCACGGTTGTCAATTAGATAGGGAAGGCCGTTAAATGCTGACCGATCTAATTTTCAGCTTTGTTTGGGTAATTGGTTTCTTCTTCCTCGCCGGCGGCATTGCCTGGTTAGCTGATCAGCTCGTCAGCTTTCACCTTGAAGGAATGGAAAGAGTAAGACGATTAGAAGAGAAAGAGAGAGAGAGCGAGGGCGCAAAATGATTATCACCTACCAAAGAAATCAAGCGGGGGCGTGGGTCTTGTCTGCGTTTGTGGGAGAGGGGGCGGGCGAGTATCTGCTGACCCGATCTTACTATGACTACACCAAAAGGCAGGCGGGAGAGATGTTTCGGGAAGAGATAAAGAGAGAGGGGGCGAGATGAGCAAATGGATTGCCTGCGGAGCTTTTAGTAATCCCAAAAGGGCAAAAGATTATATTCGTTTTTCTTCCAAAGTAGATTGGCAAACGGAGGAGGAGGCACAAAACGAGGCGAAATTATGGGAGGAAGAGAAACGCTATTCATTTATTTGGGTGGAAAAGATAGGTTAGTGCTTGACTATCCCCGCTTATCACCTATGATAGGCGGTGGTAGTCTTTCACTAAAGGTTAGGGAGAGAGAACGCCAACAAGAGAAAGAGGGAGAGAGTGGAACTAAAAGCTAAGCCTATCTGTGGTGATTGTTTATTACCGATAGATATTTGCGCTCACAAGATAGAGATACTAGAAGAGATAAGGTGGTCAGCCGAACGGTTGATTGAACTAGCGAAAGAGAGAGAGGAACTAACCAAATGAAAGACCTATGCCAATTCTGCGGGTGGGAGATAAGAAAGCCTGAATGGTATAACATCTACGATGGCGGCTTTGCCTGCGATGATTGCTTAATGGATCAGGCGGTAGAGAAAGAGAAGGAGAGTGCAATATGAAAGTGAAAGATGTATTAGAAGCGTTAAATAACCTACCGTTAGAAGCTGACCTAGCTATCCAGTGGTATACAAAAGATAATATAGAACTAAATCTACAAAGAAAGATTACGAGAGAGGTTTGGGAGGATGTCTGCGAGTATGCTTGTGATGAACCAGATATGAGAGATTTCTCTATCCCATACTTATTAGAGAAGATGGAGAGGGAAGATGGGTAATATAGTGGAACTATTTAACGATCAACAGAGAAGGATTACCTTCTACGAGGTATCAGATAGCCAAGATATAGCCATATGGGGCGGAGAAGACCCGATAGAGGCCTTAAAGTGGTATCGTAATAGCCCTAAAGGTAGCAAGGTGAAGGTATCTGAGTGGCTAACCACCGAGGAAGATGCCAAACCTATTTTAGAGGGGGTGGAGATAACTCCACTAGTCCTTGCTACAATAGCTGACTGTATAGAGAGATGGAGTAAATGAGTAAGTTAGAAAAGAGATTACAAAGTGCGGCCGATCAAGCGGTTCGCCAGCGCAATTACCAACGAGCTAGGCAGAGAGCGTTTACGAGGTTAGCTAATACCTACCCTGAGGTGTATCGCTCTTTCCTAGAAGAGGAGAAGATGGCTGATGAAAAGATGGGTAAGAAATGGCTTGATCTTGATGGCAACACTAGCCTTACTGACACAAGGGCATAATAAATTATTTCCACCACCACTAGGTAGAATACCTGATGGTGTAATAGAGAATAGGAAGGCAACACAAGATGAGAAAAATCGTAATAGAAAGCTCGCAAAGGACTACGCTGCGGCTGGTTGGGGCTGGAGTGGGAGAGAGTGGACCTGCCTTGAGTCCCTTTGGACCCGTGAGAGCAGGTTTGACAACTACGCAAAGAACCAACGAGGATCAAGTGCTTACGGAATTGCTCAACTCCTTAGAGAGAAAGACAGCAGAGCTGAATTCCAAATCTTACGAGGTCTTAAATATATTGATAAACGCTACGACTCACCTTGTAGAGCCTGGCAATTCTTTCTCAAGCACAAATACTACTAATGAGTAAACTGACAGGAGTATCCCTCTTCGCCGGTGTCGGCGGCTTTGATCTTGCTATGGAACGCAACGGCGTAGAGGTGGTAGCTAATGTTGAGATAGATAAGCAATGCCAAAAGGTATTGGCAAAGCATTTCCCTAAAGCCAAACAGTTTTCCGATATAACAGATGTGAAAGGAAGTGATTTAATTGGAGCAGGATTTGAACCTAGTAGAGGAATTATCACAGGCGGATTTCCCTGTCAAGACCTTAGCGTGGCTGGAAAGAGGGCTGGTCTTGTTGGAGAAA